GTCCGTGTTGGTGTTCTTGACCGTGTCTCGCATGTCCAAGCGCGTGACCAAGCCGCAACAACCGACCTTCGCGCTCACGCGCTAAGCATCTTTATCAGGACAAATCCGATGAAGAGAATCACAACCAAAGGAACATACTTTTTCCAGTCATAAACACGTCCGTTCAATCCCGGAATGTTTATTGGTGGCGGCAGTTCCAGCACGTCCTCTTCGACCACCTTCGGCAGGCTCAGGGTGCGATCGAGGTTTCCCGTGATCTTGAATTTCAACGCGTGATCTTGCGATCGGAAGTCACACGGCACGAGTTTGTTATTCTCTCGACTGAAGAACTGTATTCTCAGCGTGTCCACGGCTTTTTGTGGTCCTCGAATGAACTCATGTAAGATGATGTCATCCTGACCCGAATAGAACATGAATTGTTCGCTCGGATCGACGGTCGTGTTCAGGAGCGTGCCCGTGTAGAACGGCGTGTCGGTGTAACAGTCTTGATTGAATTCGTCAGACCCTGTGGAAATCTTCAACACGTACATCTTCGTCGCGTGTTCGAAATTGACCCGACCCTCCTGATCGATCACGCCATCGATCGATTGCTGATCCGCCGCCGTGAATCCCATGACTTGATTGGGTGTGGTGCGATTCTTCGTCGTCGTGGACCACCCGTCGACACCAGTGTTGAACTTGAATGTGTAATTGTAACTCAGACCACCCGTGGACGCGACGTTTGAAAATTTCAACGATTGCCTCGTCGATCGCCACTCCACCAGATCCACGGTGGTTATCCCAGCCGCCACTATCCGAGCTAACACGTGATCCTTCAACACCGTGCCGCTGCTGAATTCTCTGTCGGTGAGGGTTATGTCGTACGACCCGGCGTCGGGTACTGTGGTGATGCCGTCCGAGGCGAGGGCGTCGATCTCGATCGTGAATGTGTTGTTGTAATCGTGCACGACGGATTGGTGTGGAATCCTCGCCGACACGAGCTCGATCTTAGTCACGTCGTACAGGGGTGTCTTGAGTGGCACGACGTAATCGTTCGCGGTGCTGTACAACACGGGATCCCTTTCGCCACTGTCGACGTCCACTGTGAACGCGGTCTGATCCATCTAACATTTAGGGAGATTATAAATGTTAGTAAGATCACTTCACTCACCCCAGATGTAGCTCATGGATCTCGTGTAGAGCGCGGGGTGGCGTGCTTTAAAATATTGCGTCAGACGCTCAAACATGATGATGAAGTATATTCGGAATTAATTTGCGGACAGCGTGTGCGCGAACGGATTTTGCACGAGCTGTCGCTTGGCGAGATCGAGTGCGTTCGGCGACGCGTACGGGTTGGCGTTCCCCTTGTACGCGTTGAGGTCTTGGAACATCGGTCGCTTGTAGTCTTGGGTCCACGCCCCGTTCGCGGCGTTGAATCGACCGGAGTTGACGTCCGCTCGGACCGTCGTGAGGGCACCGCCTTGTTGCGACGGATGACCTCGGACGTTCATCCGACCCGGATTGTTCACGCGACCCGCCATGCCGCGCTTGTCCTCCGGACGCATCCCCAAGCGCATGAGTTCCTCGTTCGTCTTCGCGACAGCCTGTGCCGCGGGAGATACGGTGTAGCCACCGTGGAACGAATGAATGCCCGGTTGTGGGTTGTTGACGTGCCAAAACGGATCGGTGTTGGCGTCGCTCTTGAAACGCGTTGGGAGTTGTGGCACGGTCTGTGCGCTGATGAAACGCTTCGCCGCGCCCTTGTCCAAACCATCCGCGCGCATGCCGGTTTGACTTCGGTTCGTCGTCCGCTTCGTCTTTTCGTGTTCGCTCCTGACCACGTTCGCCGTGACCGCCGCGCGACCAGCCGTGGGTGGAAGGCGATCGGGAAGGAACGCGGTCTTCTCCGGTCTGTTGTTCTGGACGATGGACGCCTGTCTGGATCGACCCCCGGTGTGATCGAATGCCGGACCGGCGCCACCGCGAAGGGTCGTGAGTCTGTACGCGCCGACGTTTTCGGGCATCACGCGGAAGAGCTGCTGGTAGCCCCCCATCGCGGGCGTGTTCGCGTCCAAACCTAAGCCAGGACCGACGAGCTGACGCTCCACTGGAGACACGTTCCCCATGCGACCGGTGTCGTACATGCGGTTTCGCATTTCCAACATCTCGCCACCCGAGCTTCGCTTTTGTGGAGCGACCGTGGCGAAGCTCCCCATTTCACGCTTTCCTAGGTCGTAATCTAAACCATCTTCGACCTCGATTTCTTCTTCTTGCTCTTCTTGGAGAAGCGGAGGCTGTGGTGCATTCTGGGGCGGTTCCGATTTTTCGGAAAGTTGTCGTCCCGTGTAGACCAAAGCTGCCACTGCGAGGAGAGACAGGGGATCCGCCATCTGTTATTAATTGGCAACATTATTATTTTCTAATTTGATAGCGCTGATCGAAAAGATTGTTCTGGAGTTGGGCACGGCTGCTCGCGGGTTCGAAATCCACGGTGCGCAAAGGAAGTTTGCAATCGACGTTCATGAGTGGGTGCAGTTGCTGTCTGTACGGTTCCGCAAATTTCTTGTTGAACGTCTTCGTCGACTGTGGGCGGAGTTGATCGTCCGTCTCGATGTAACGAGCGGGTGCGCCCTTGCCGAACATCGCCGGGGCGGTGCCGTACAAGAACGCGTTCGGGCGGACGCCGTAGTTCAAGTTGCTGCTTTGGGGGTAGGCAAAGAAGGAATCCGTGGCGGGCTGCGCCGGAAGCGATCCCGCGTCGTCCACGAGCTTGAGTCCGGGCTGGAGTTGTTGCGCCATATATGTTATACGTGATTATTTTTTATCGACGCGCACCACTCATGTGCAACCCGCTGAATGCCTCGAGTTGCGTGCCTCGCATGTTCGGGCTGCACGCTTCCGGGTGCGACCGACACATTGGACCACCCTTGGTGCCGTACAACGCCTCCGCGAACGCCGTCTGGTCACCTGGGAGCGTGCTCACGGGTGCGGTGACGAACTGACGCGCCGCGAATCTTCTCTGATGCTCTGGAAGCGGGGTTCTGCTACGCCCCGGACCGAACTTGAACGTGTCGTCCATCATTCTGTCGACGAACGGCTTCACGGTCGGGTAATAGCACGCCGGCTTGCGATTGGGTTTGTCGGTGTATTCGTGCATCATGAGATTTTGCATTGGGTTTTCCGGCGTCGGCATCTCACACGCGAAGTGATCGTTCTCCCCGGACGTCGTCGGGTAGCCGACCGGACTCGTGACCATGTCGTTCCTGAACATGGCGTATAACACACCCAAACACGTCGCGGCGAGAACGAAAATTCTCACGTCGCGTCTGATGAGATACAGAACGCACGCAGCGTAGATGATAAACCTCGAGGCGGCGTTCACGCGATCGGCTGGGTGCTGACTGGAGTTTGGCCAGAACTGGGACACGCGGTCGGCTCTCACAAGTTCCTTAGGTGACTCGAACCAGGTAGTCATATTACATATCACTAAGATTTATTTATTGAGGCTTCATCATGCCTCCGAGCATGTTGCTCATCGCTTTCATCAATGCGTCCTGATCGAGACCTCCTCCTTCGGAATTCTCCAATTTATTCGCGCAGTCCTTGGCGATGTTTTCGATCGCCGCCAACGTCTCGGACGGAATGCTCACGATGGTCGTGCCGAGCATGTACAGCGTCGAAAGATACTGCCAGACGCATCCCTTCGAGTGTTCACTGATGGATGACCAATTCTTGGACAATTTGAGATCCTTGAGGTACTCGCTCTTTTCGAGTTCCTGGAATAAAGTTTCGTCCTTGGAGGTGATGAGTCCCACGTACGGCGCGATGCCGGTCATGTAGGTCTCGACGCATTTCCTCGGGTTGGTGCTTTTGAGAAGATCGAATTGGGTCATGAACTTCGTGATCCCCTTTTCTTCCGGGAAAAGTTTCGAGAGTTCGGTAAGAAAATCTTCCATCATCTGCACAAAGGCACCAACGGACGCCATGGTGTTTTGATTGTGATTTGTAGTGTGCACAAATCTTTAACTTCAGAACGGTTCAGTGCTGATAGATTCTTTCGCACCCACGCCCTGACTGACGATAAAATACACGAGGAGTGCCACGAGCACGGCGGGTTTCGTGTACTGGTGCGTCTGAAGAACGCCTTCGTTGTTCATCTTCGCCTTGACGTGAATGTAGCCAGCCGTGATGAGACCGCCGATCATCGCCGCGGACATCGGGTCGCGAAGAGCCTCGCTGAGTTCCATTGTTACATGTAGTTAGGTTTTTTTACTCGGGTGTCCGGGGCGTCGTCGAAGAACGACGACGGCTGTGCCATCGGTGCTGGCGGTGCAGGGGTGGCGACGCGCATCGGCTGTTGATCCATCGGCTGTTCGGCGGCATGTGGTTCTTCTTCGTGATCCATTTCCGGCGGAAGGGTCGAGTTCTGGGTGGTCACGCCGTGAATGTCCTTGAATTCCTGCAACTGCGGCACCGCGGGTTCCAGTTCGGGTGCTGGAACGTCTTGCATCGGCAATTCCTCGGCGTCGTCGAGTTCTTCCTCGTGATCTTCCACCTCTTCGGGGTCTTCGTCCTGAACTTCCGCACCGAGATCGATCTCGCGATCATCACTCGTGGTGTCGTTGTGCATGTACGTCGACAGAATCTGCTGAACCGGTAACAAGTCCTTGACGGTGTCTTCGATCGCAGTCGTGTATCGCTTCGTCAACTGATCATCCCTGTCGTACTCGCTCATCTGTTCGTGGTAAATGTAAGGATCGCGGTACAGGTTCTTCGCGCACGCGTTCAACACGCTCTGGACGAAAATCTCCTCGGTCGGCACCTTGACCGAAATCTTCTTTCCAGTCTCCGGGCGAAGGCGCACGGACGACAAAATCTTCACGCTCGACACGAATACCGCGGCGAGCAAATCGTTGAACCAATTGCATCGAGCGGTGATTTCCGCCGCGTGCTTTTGGGACATGCTCGAGCTGAAATTGGGAACCTCCTTGAGATACTTTTGGAACATGATGAGCGGCTTGCGATTTTTTGATTCGCGAACAGCTTCCTCGTACATGTCTTGAAACGCGTTGATCAAATGAGGAATCATGATCAAACACAGCTGGTTCGTGTATTCACGCTTCGCTTCGACGAGCACGTTGATGTCCATTTTAATCTGTTCGCAGAGATAAAAAGCCCTGGGTTCACGCGTTCCTCCATTGGTTCGCAATCTTCCTAAGATTCATGAGTGATGGGAATTCACTCGCGTCGTCGTCCTCGGTGGTGACGTTCTTGTGTGATTTCTTCTTGCGCACGTCCCACGATATGAGCAAATCCGTGGTCGTCACGCCCTGTACCTCGAACCCACCCCTGGTAAACTGTCTGTGCAAGTAACGCGCCGCCGCCTCGACGTCGAACGGTGGATACCCGACGACGAACCCTGGCACTCGCAGGACGGTGCTTTTCTGTCCCATCTGAACCGCGCGACGTATCTTTCGCTCGAACTGGTCGTAAATGTTCTTGTACAACTCCTTCTTCAGTTGGAGCTTCTTTTCGTCAATCTTACGTATCTCATCTAAGAGCATCCTAATTATTGAACTAATTTATTTTTGACCATATTAAACTCATTCGTAAGGTTGATCTGCGACATGTCCTGAACGAGTTCGAAATCTAAAAACTCCGCACCCGACCCCGCGACGTTTTCAAAGGCGTTCACGTTCGACGGGGATTCCGAGTCCAACGGTTGCGAACGCAGAGACACCACGGTCGCGATGTCGCCCTTCATCACGAGCGTCGCCGCGACGGAGAACGCGTACGGGAATCCACCCGTCTCCACGCACATGAATTGCACCTTGTATACATTGTTGGCGCCGGTGTAATACTTCAACGCGGTGGTCTCGATGATGTGACAGCACGCACCGGTGCGGTTTTGAATCTCCGCGAGCGTCTTCGTGACGAGCTCATTCATGATGTCGTTCGTGACCTTCGCCTCGGTCTGTCGCAAGGACGACACGTTGTACGCGGGATCCTTGAATCTGATCTGTTCGCGCTGTTGGTGTCCGGCGAACCCGAACATCTCTCGATAGCCCTCCGTCCTGGGTTGCATGGTGGTGATCGCGTACACAACGAGCACGATGAGTGCGATGACCCACCAATTCATTATAACCTAACGCGTGAAATTTTTTTGAGAAAATCTCGACCGATATATCAGAGCATGTCCCTCCTCCTCTACAGTCCAAAGTGTGAGCATTGCAACGACATCATCGAGTTCATTCAAAAACACCCCGCGCTGAAGTCGCTCGTGAGTTATCACAACATTCACGCCCAGCCCATACCCCCTCACTACAGAAATCAAATCACCCGAGTGCCGACGCTTCTGACGAAGAACCAAAAATTCCTCGTTGGTCAGGAAATCAAGGCGTGGCTTCGGAGTCTGTTGCCACCCGACGAAATCACAAACTGTTCGCTCAGAGGTACGTGCGGTGTGAGCATCGACGGCGAAGAAGACGGCGATTTGTTTTGTCTGGACGATTACGGCACGTCTCTGGCGGCACCCATGACACCCGAGATTGAAGCAAAAATTAAAAAACAAGTACAGGCGGTTCAGTACCAGACATAAAGAGTACGATCGCAGACGAAGTAGAAGAATCATGCCCGTGCGCTTGACGACCGTTCAAGCGAGTGCTTTCAAATCGACCTTCGAGACGCTGAAGGACATCCTGAACGATGTGAACATCATGTTCCGTCCGTCGGGGGTCTTCATCACGTGTCTGGACACCGCGAGGACGTCGCTCATCGACCTTCAACTCCACGCCTCGAATTTCGAAGAATATGTCTGCGACGAAGAGGAAATCATCGCGGGCGTGAACATTGCGAACTGTTTCAAACTGCTGAAAACGATATCGAGCAACGACGTACTCAAGCTCGCGATCACGAGTAAGGAGTTTCTGAACATCACCATCGAATCCCAGGACAAGAAAAGCAAGACCGAGTTCGCGCTGAAATTGTTGGACATCAACGAGTCGCGAATCACTCTTCCCGAAATCGCGATGAACATCATCACCACGCTCCCGAGTGTGGATTTCCAACGTCTGCTGCGCGACATGAACCACGTCTCGAGCGGCGAGATCGTCATCACCCGCGAGAAGAATCGCATTCGATTTCAGTGCGAGGGCGACTTCGCGTCCCAGGACACGGAAATCGAAACCGTGGAGACGATCGATGAAAAACTGTCCGGGTTGTTCTCGCTCAAGTACCTGAACATCTTCGCCAAGAGTGCGAGCATGTGCAGTTCCATGCAACTCATGCAGGAAAAGGAGAATCGATTTTTGAAGATTGTGTATAACGTGGCTTGTCTTGGTTCATTATCGTTCTACTTGGCTAGCAAAATTGACTCAGATTAGTCGTGTAATCCGTGAGCGTTGACGAGATCGAGCTCTGACCGAGCGCGTTTGTAACTTTAATTTTTGGAAAATCACACTTCAACGCGTCTTCATCGAAGAATAGTACGTCTCGAATCGCGACTCGTTGATTGTGGAAATCATATCTCGGACCGGCGATGCGCTTGATTTTCGTCGTGACGTCTCGAACCGGTTTGTCGTCGTGGTCGAGCAAGCACGCGTGCACGATTGGCATGGCGAACACCATGCTTCCGGTGGCGTCCTTGGTCGGTGGGAACGTGTAGTTTATGTCGTCCGTGATGAACGTGTACTTGCGCCCGTGGTACCAATATTTGACGCGGATGATGAATTTGGTCACGCACTGTGGGACGTCCGTGTTTCGGTATTTCTTACCGCGCACGTCCGAGTACATGGCGTGCATCGACGCCCAATGACGACTCTCACACGTCCAAAACGGATCATCGACTTGATACTTCACGGACGGGTCGACGTAGTACTCGAGATCTTCGTGGTAAATTTCATAATCTCTCGGGGTGGTCAGTCGTCGATACAGTCCCCATGCGTAAGTTAAAAGATTCAACATCATTTAGTTTAACATGAATGGGAATTTTTTAACCTCATACGACCGGAAGATCGCCGATTTTCGCGACCGGATCGAACAGGATCCCACGAACAGAAAGATGCACGAGGACGCCATGAGCGACTACATCATCAAATGCATGCCGTTCATGAAGGCGTACGCCGACGACGACGACGAACACCCCGAGGCGTCGACGACCAACGACGACAACATATTCAACGTCACCGAGACCAGAGGTCTGCAGCGCAAAGACATCTACCTGGATTACCTCATCGACGTCGAACGGGAAAATCTTCCACGACCGGTCGAAAAAATAACCGATCAGTGTCGAGTGTGCGACGAGGACGACCCGGAGAGCAAACTCGTGTGGTTCCCGGACACGAGTGAATTAGTGTGCGAAAAGTGTGGCGCCGTGTGCAAGCAGCAGATCATGAGCGAGGAGTTGACGTTCAGGGAAGAACAAGAAACGTCGAAGATCGTCGTGTACTCGTACAAGCGCCAGAATCATTTCAACGAATACATCTCGGCGTTTCAGGCGCAGGAACAGACTCGCATACCCGACGAAGTCATCGACGCCGTGCGCGCGGAACTGAAGAAGATGAAAATCGTTTCGTGCGAAGAAATCAATCAACCGCGGGTTCGGGGGATCTTGAAAAAGTGTCGGTACAACAAATACTTCGAACACGTGCCGACCATCTGTAGCATGATCACCGGGGTGCAACCACCCAAGCTCAGTCAGTATCTAGAGGAACAACTCCGTCAGATGTTTGCCCTGATCCAAGAGCCGTTCGACAGGCACGTCACGAAGGTGGCGCCGAACAGGAAGAATTTCCTGTCCTACAGCTTCGTCACGTACAAGTGTCTCGAACTCCTCGAAGAGGATCACCTTCTGCCATATTTCAGTTTGCTGAAATCCAGGGAGAAGCTCACCGTACAGGACAAAATTTGGGAACTCATTTGTGGGGATCTCAAGTGGCAGTACGTACCCACCTGTTAAAGAATAGCACCTCGATTTGTAGTAATGGACAAATACACGGCGTACTGCGTGCAAGAAGCTAAATTTCACATGAAACGCGCGGAGGAAATCCTCACCGAAGGACTCGCGGACCCCGAAAAATTTTACATCGAAAACAGCAACGAATGGCGAGACATCGCTCGGGTGTTGCCTTTCTTATTACTCGCGATGAACGCTCGAAAAGAATCCCAAGAAGACGGCGCGACCGATGCGTGCGCCCAGGATTTGTAATTTTTATGCAATCGAAATCTTAGATGACGTTCAACGTCGAGACTCGACTCGTCGACAACGGGCGCTACAAAGTACACGTGATTCGCGACGATTTATACATCGGACGAACGATCGCCGCGGGACACGAATGGGACGGGTGGATGCGACGCGATATCATCGGACATTACAAACCAAACACCGACATATTGGACATCGGGGCGAACATCGGGTACAACACCCTCATGTTCTCGGACTACGGACCCGTGCACGCGTTCGAACCGGTCTTCCACGAGGTGGTGAGGAAGAACGTGGCAGAGAATGCACTCCGACACGCGGTGACCGTGCACCCGATCGCCCTTTCTTCGGGGAAAGGTGCGTGTGAGTTACACCTTCCGCCCAAAGAACACGGGTTGATGAACTACGGTGGGACGTCCCTGGTCGATTACGGCACCGACCCCATCCCCGCCGTGCGCGACCGCTTGGACGACGTGTATCACGGCACCCCATCCATCATCAAGATCGACGTCGAACATCACGAGATGGAAGTCCTCGAGGGTGCCGTGAAGACCTTGGCGAAACACCAACCCATGCTTCTGATCGAGATCCACGGCTACGACAAGAGCCCGATTCCCAAATTCCTCGAAGAATTCGGGTACGTGCGACAAAATAAATATTTGGGTGACATGAACTTCGACCCGGGCAGTCCCGAACCTCGCCCCGAGCACATGTGGCTTTTCACAACAGCGCGACGTTCTTGACCTCCAACTCCTTCCCAAAATTAATCACGCACGCCTTCGTCAGACCCAAGAGTCGAAGGTATTGACACGCCTGCGTCTCCGCCGCATCCGTGAGCTTCGCCACCGCCTTGAATTCCAAAACCAATTCGGAATTCACGATGATGTCCGCTCGTAAATTCCCAACCGTGTGCCCATCGAAGCAGATCGGGATGATGCGTTCCGATTCGTAGGGTGTGCCGTTCTTCCGCAACAACACCTCCATGCAGTTGTGGTACACCCGTTCGCTGTACCCTGGACCGAGCTCGTCCCAGATTCTCTGTGCGAGCTCTTTAACGTCGAGCGTCATTACTCATGAATCACGCGTCTGCTTTATACGGATACGTGTGCACCCACAAATTCGCGATCCATTTCTCACCAGTGTCCAACGGTAACCCCGCGTGAAGGGCATCCGAGGCTATCATCCCGTAGTTGTCTAGCGTGTCGAACATGAGGACGTCACCCTGCTTGAGCTTGTATTTTCGATCGAGATTCGGAAACGCGGTCTCCCCGCCCTCGTACCCATCGTTCAGACCTATGATGAACGTGTACATGCGGCGATTCTTCGTCTCCTGAAATGCGTCGTGGTGCGGTAGATAGAACCCACCTGGTTTGTATCGCACGACCTGAAGCTGTTCACAGTTTTCGAACGGGCGATCGCACGTTCGGAGCAATCGACGGCACACGTCATTGATCATCGCGTCGTCGGTGGTGAGCCACGCGGTGTCGCTCTGGCGCACCTTTGCATCTTTCACGCTGCTGAGCGCGACCGTCGAAGGTTTCAGCTTGTCTCGCGCCTTGTCCATGATGTACGCGCACTCGTCGGGTGTCACCACGGATTCGTACATCACCGGGGTTCTGTATCTGGGGATGATAAGCGTCACGAACACGATCACGGATAGGAGCAGTGCGTACTCTTGCATCTCTAATGTTACGATCGAAATTAAAAATACAATGCGCTGGGCGTGACACAATTATATCTCGTCCAGATGCTGTTCATCAACACGTCGTTCGTATACTTTTGCAATGCGATGAGTTGGTCCCACACGACGCCGTGATGCTCTGGATGTACGACGTATTGACGTAGAAGATCACTCGTGCAATTCAACATCATCTCGAACAAATCCTTCACCTCTGCATCTTTCTGGAGCTTTTTGTCGACCGACTGGATCACTTGTCTAAACTGTTTCTCCGTGATGAGGTTTGCCATGAACTGAATCCTGTGATGCTGTGTGTGTGTTCGTCTATTATCGGTCTCCGTGGCGTTTCCTATCCACATCAACTGCCGCTCCACGGATCCAATCATGATTCTATAACGCACCATCATCTCCGGTGCACCCATCTCTCGGAGCTCTCTAAAACTTGGAAGACCGCCGCACGGTATGTCACCCAACTCACGACTCACGGTCCCTTCCGCGCGCTTCTCCTCGAAAAAATGCGGATTATGAATGCGACCGGTTTCGATCTCACCCGAGCGCCACGAGAAGGCGGTCTTACACCCGGTGCAAAACATTTGATCGCACCCACCGATGATCTTCGTGATCATCTCACCACACTTTGGACACGGTCGGCTGTCGCGCTGAATGAGCTGAAACGTCGATCGCGCGTCCTTGTCGCACACGTGACCGTCTTCGTACACGTGATTACATTCATCACAGTAGACACTCTTGCACAAGCCACAATAGTGATTTTTATCATCCGACCAAACGCTCATGAACCCCTTACACGTCGGAGTTGGACACTTACGCGTGAACCGTCGCGTGGTTTCGGACGTCAAAATTTCATGTTGGTGCTCCAAGTCATGAAGTTCGTGATACATCTCGTCAAACTTTCGAACCTCCTGTTCGACCACGTGCGGACTCGCCTCCGTGCGATGTAGAAACACGAGCGTGTCTCGTTGCAACCACAGGGCTTCACGCAATTCTCGAATCCGTATTAAGCGCTCGACGATGACTTGCGTCTCTTGAAAAAAAAGCTGCTCGCGAATGAACAGACTTTCTTCTCTGTGTTTGCGATACTCGGTGTTTCTGAACACCTTTGAACACCACGAGTCCACGAATGCACGCGACCAATTCGCCTTGCATTTCATGCAGTGCGGGTCGTCATGTGTCGACAGCAAGTACGTCTGTGCACATCGTCGACAACACTCGTGATCACACTTGGAACAGGTCAGTTTTCGGTGAAAAGTTTGATTATACTTTTCACAGCAAACATCGCACATGGTTTGCTAATAGTGATAATGACGAGTCTTTTAAGCATCCACGGCGAGTTCAGCCTTACTCGCCTTACTCTCACCCTCACCCTCATTAATTTCTTTACCCTTTTCTCTGGATGAAAATCGCTGCCACTCTTGTTTATACATGGAGATGATCTCTTCTTTTTTAGGAATTTCCGATCGACCAACGCGCTGCATTTGCTGAATGAGTATGTTCGCACTCGCGTCCATCATGTCTGGCGTGACGAGCGTGTTTTCGACACTGTTCGATACCAACGTTTTAATCACACCGTCGATCGCGTCTTGATCGATTTGAGCTCTCAAACACGGATCCTTCTCGAGTCCTTCGCACTTGAAGAAGTTCGTTTTCTCTATGAGCTCGATCGCATCGTCGGCGAACTGGCGAATAGCCTTCGCGAAGACTTCCGCATCCTTTTCATCCTTGATGAATCCGATGGCGATTTTACGCGTGTTCTCTTGCGCGAGAACGGCGACCGCGACGTCGATCATGGCTTCCATGATGGTCCCCGCGACGGTGATCCCAGGGTTTCCTGGGGCAACGTAACCTTCGTACATGCGGTATTCCTCGCTCTGGGCGTTACCTATTCTGTTTTTCAAATCACGCAACTCCTGTTCGAGTTGTTCGGGCGTCTGTTTACCCTTGATGATCTTCTTCGTCTCCACGGCGGAGATTTCCTGTTCGCGTGGACGAGTGAAATAGTACACGCCGATTGCGACGATCACGATCAGGAGTACGCCCGCGATGACAGCACCGTTACCGTTCTGTGGTACCATTTGTATAATTTAGTCAGATTTTATTTCAACCTCCAACTCGCATTCTTCGTCGGCTTCGTATCCTTCGCACCGAAACTAAATTTCTGATTCATTTGCTTTCGTGCCCTAATCGCTCGCATGCCACCACTGTTCATCTTCTTCTTGAGGTCAGCCTGCACGCGCGTCGGTCCGACCTTTTTCTGTTTGAGTTGACCAAGGAGTTGCATTTTACTCTTATTTCCGAGGTTCGATTTTCTAATGTTTTGAGCGACACTCTTCTTCGCCGCGAGACGAAGCTTCCCGGCGAGCTCTTTCTTCTTCGCGAGGTTAGCAAAAGCCCTGGGTGCGGGTGCGGGTGTGGGTGGTGGCACGACTGCAGGCTTTTTGGATGTTGCCTGCAACTGCTGCACGGTTTTGGATTTCGTGATCTTCTTCTTAGCGTTGAAAAGTTTACGCACACCCGACGCATCCTTCCCGGCGTTCAAATCGCGGACAAATCGATTTCGATTCTTGACCCCGATGTTCGAAGCACGGATCTCCATCTTGAGCGCGTCACGTTCAGCGTCCTTCTTCTTCTTGGCTGCCGCTGCCGCCGCGTTCTCATTCGCCTTCTTCTTGGCTGCCGCTGCCGCGGCGTTCTCGTTCGCCTTCTTCTTGGCTGCCGCTGCCGCGGTGTTCTCATTCGCCTTCTTCTTGGCTGCCGCTGCCGCGGCGTTCTCGTTCGCCTTCTTCTTGGCTGCCGCTGCCGCGGTGTTCTCATTCGCCTTCTTCTTGGCTGCCGCTGCCGCGGTGTTCTCATTCGCCTTCTTCTTGGCTGCCGCTGCCGCGGCGTTCTCGTTCGCCTTCTTCTTGGCTGCGTTCAATTGTCTGGCGAGTTCCTGTCGTCGCTTTTGCACGTCGTTCTTTTTCTGCATGACCCATCGAAGTTGACCCGACCGATCCTTTTCGGGGATCTTCGCATTCGTGATCTCTGTTCGAAGTCGAACCTTTTCGTTCAGGAGTTTTTCGATTGCATCAAGCGTGTTTTTGTTCTTCGCCGATCGGATGTTCGATTGCCAAGTACGCCTGTACTGACCGAACACACCCGGGATATTTTTGTTCACCCTCTGGACCAGTCGAGTCTTCTCGCGACCTAGTTCCGCGTTTCGCTCGTTGAACGTCTTATTGCTCGCGTTCTGAAACCCATTCTTTTCATTCTTACGCGCCGCCTCGATCTTCAACTGTTCACGCGTGTTGGGTTTTGTTTCTTCTTTCGGTGTCGCTGTCGCATTCTTCTTCAGTGCTTCATACGCGTTCTCGAGGGTTTGGAAATTCTCCTTAGTCCCACCTCTGTTCGGATGATACTTGGGGGACAAGAGTCGGCGCGCTGAGTTCAGAGACTTGCCCTGTGCCACGTATTTCTTGAGTTCACTCTTGGCGACATTCAACGTCAGTTTCGGTTTCGTGACCACGTTCGCACGCTTTTCCACGTTTTCATTCTTCGGTTTCACGACGATGTTCATGCGCTTTTCCACGTTTTCATTCTTCGGTTTCACGACGATGTTCATGCGCTTTTCCACATTCTTCTTCTGAACTCTATCTAACCGAGTCTTCAGATTTTCCTCCGCCTTGGTTTTCGTGTCGGCGTAGTCCGAGATCTTCACGTAACGCATGCGTTTTTTCGGACCACCGTTCTTCGAGAGCAAGTCTGCCAGCTCATCGTCAGCCTTGATTTTCGCGTTCAGTTTCGACCGGTTCGCGTTCAGTTTTGACGCGTCGAAGATCTTGTGAGCGTCGTCCGCCAAGAACGCCTCGACGTAGGCGGTGTCGACTTTAATGGGACCACCCTTGGCGAGTTTCATCACCAACGCCCTCGTGTTCTTCGTGAGCTGTTTCGTGTTCGCCTGGGTCTGGCGTTCTTTCATGGACGCGTTCTTCGCGTTTCGG